GCCTTGCACTTGCATACTCTCTAAACTTAGCGATTACTTCCGCTCTATCTCCATCTTTTCCTATCACGAATGGGTTTCCCCACCTACTGCCTCTGCCTATATAAACTCCTTCATAAGCATTACGCTTATTTATAACCTTCATAGCACACAACCTTTCATAGTAGGAAACTGCATAAACCAGACCAACAGACCCCCGCTTTTTGGGGGTCTGTTAGCCTGTATCTTTTAAGCCTTAGCCTTCTGGCTGGTGTAAGGCAGCAACCAGTCTTGCACGGTAGGCGTGGTGCGGTGGATAACCTTGGTAGGTAGCCCACCCTTGCGAGCGTGCGCGACGGTATTCATTGCACCGCCTGAGTTATCTTTCACGAACGCGAGTACGAAGTCTGCACCGAGTTCTACCATTTCTTGATTTCGGTCAAAGCCAGCGCGAGGGTTGTACTCGCCGTTAGGTCCTGACTTCCAGTCAAGAGGGTGAAGTTCTACAGACCAGCCATACTCGGCGGCTAGTTCCTCACATATCTTGTCTGCCCCATTGGGGCAGTTGCCACTTACTAGGTGGACATTAGTGCCTTCGTGCTCTCGCACGATATCAAACTCAGCACGGATAGCAGCAACATCAGTCCAACTGCGTGAACCAGTAATCAACAATCTGAACATAGTGAATAACCTTTCAAACAGATAAAGCAAGGAAATTTTCCTTAATCATCAGACCGACACGGAGGGGTGAATCGTCAATCGCTTTTCAGATTGACGAGAGAGGAATCCGTGACAGAACAACAGACTATGCACGCAGTCTTATGTAGTAGACATTTATTTAACAGACTACCCCCACCGTCTGGTTTTAAATACGGTGAGCAGATAGTAATCACAGCCATATAGCCCGCTATAGCAGTCTAGAGCGGCAGCAATAAATAAACTGTGGGTCGCAGACCCCAGGTTTATTTATTTTGGCTTGACTACAGTATAGTATCTCTGTCTAAAATATTCTGTCAGTATAGTTACAAGGGGTATATAGACTGTCTGAGCAGGACTTATATAAATAGTTCTAACAGAAGTGTTCGTTTTACCTGTTTGAACGGATTAAGTATATATAGAGAGTTAAATAGTTCAGAAGTCTTTTTAGAGCCTTCTTCACTCTGTTACAGTAATCTGTACAAACTGACTATTATAGGCGGGATAGGTCTGCCCAGGGACGGGAAGAATGGCTGAGCATAAGGGATTTAAGAAGGGCGCGGAGCACCACCTAAACAAGGCGTTGGCTGAAAACAAGGCTTTAGTTTTAGAACGTGTGCGCTCTGGGGTTAGTATCCCCGCCGCAATGGTTGCCGCTGGTAAGAAGCCAGATACCATCCGTCAATGGATGAACCGAGACCCAGCCTTTGCGCGAGACCTTGAAGAAGCCAAAGAAGAGGGAAGCAAGTCCTCCTTTGACGCTATGGGTATCCAGAAGGAAGAGATTGAGTTTTCAGACTTCTCACAGTTATTTCTAGACCAGATGGTTTTCCCCCATCATCAAGACTGGGTTGACCTACTTGAGGGGTACGAGCCTTCGTGGTTACACCCTAGTATGATTTATGAGCCAGGGGAGTTAAACCGCCTACTGGTCAATGTGCCTCCTGAGCACGCTAAGTCCACCGTCATCACGGTGAACTACTCAACTTACCGCATTGCCCTCAATCCTAACATCCGCATCATTGTGGTATCAAAGACATTGAATAAGGCGCGAGAGTTCGTATACGCTATTAAGCAACGATTGTCCCACCCACGCTGGCTAAAACTGCAGACCGCATACGGTCCAGATGGCGGCTGGAAACAGGACGCAGATACTTGGCGCACCGATACTGTCTATCTTGGGGGCGATGCGCGTAACTCAAGTGAGAAAGACCCGACTCTCCAAGCACTAGGTATGGGCGGTCAGATTTACGGTGCACGTGCTGACCTAATTATTCTAGACGACTGTATAACCACGGCTAACGCTCACGAGTGGGAAAAACAGATGGACTGGTTGCAGAAGGAAGTTATTACTCGTCTGGGTAAGAACGGTAAACTGTTAGTAGTAGGGACACGAATTGCAGCAAATGATTTATATAAGGAACTTCGCAATCCAAAGCATTGGTCTGGTGGTAAGTCTCCTTTTACTTATATGGGTATGCCTGCTGTTTTGGAATACGCTGAAAAGCCTGAAGATTGGGTCACGCTTTGGGAAGAGTCGGATGTCCCGTGGGATGGGGATGATGACACTCCTAAAGAAAACGGCTTCTACCCCAAGTGGGACGGTCAAGCCTTATTTAAACGAAGATCAGAAGTTACGCCTTCAACTTGGGCGCTCGTATATCAACAAGAAGACATCCAAGAAGATAGCATCTTCCCACCCGTGTTGGTGCAAGGTGCGACAAACGGGATGCGCAAGCGAGGTCCACTAAAGGCTGGCGCTGCTGGACATCCTACTCACGTAGAACCGCACATTGTAATTGGCTTTGACCCCGCTATGGGAGACAAGGCACACGCTGGTTTTGTAATTTGTACTTACAATCGCGCAGATGGCAAGATTTATGTTAACGACTGTATTAATATGTCAGAACCTACTCCACAAAAGATTAGAGCGTGCATTGAAGAACTGGTTCAGAAGTACAGACCACAAGAGTTCCGAGTTGAAATCAACGCCCACCAGAAAGCCTACTCCCTTGACGACGAGTTACGAAACTGGCTTGCTGGATACGGCGTACGCCTTGATGCTCACTTTACAGGCAAGAACAAGTGGGACACATCCTTCGGTGTTGCGTCAATGTCTAACCTCTTTGGCACAATCCGTGACGAGAAGTTTCAAAAGAACAACATTATAGAACTTCCTTCTTCTGAGGGTAGCGAAGGTATCAAGGCTCTTACCCAGCAACTGCTGACTTGGAAGCCCGATACTAAAGGCAAGACAGATACTGTTATGGCTTTGTGGTTTGCAATTATCCGCATCCGCGAACTTATGCAGAATAATAGCAATACATCTAGGTATCTCAATAATCGTTGGGCTACTAAAGCACAAACAAATAACAGATACTCAATCAATTTAGATGATGCCTTTGCAGATCAATGGCACGACATATATGGATAGGAACTAATATAATGAAGCCAAAGAAAAACCCAGTTACAAAACTTGTTGTTGCTGGTGTTAAACAGGGATTTAAAACTGCTAATCTTTTTCCACGTCTTGGTGTTCGTAGTGCTATAGATGAAAAACTTATTACAAAAAAACTTGGTAAAGATTCTGCAAAAAAGGCTAACGCTCGTGGACTTAAGGCTGCACAAAAACCAACAAATAAAACTGGTTCAAAGGCTGACCGTGCTCAACGTGCTAACTTAATTAATCAAAGTAATCTTATAAAAAATGCTAGCCCTGCACGTGCTAATCGTACACGTGGCGGAAGTCTTGCTGCAATTAAAGCCTATGGTGGGCAGGGACTTGCTACTGCTAAAATGACACCTAAGCAAGCAGCACGTCAGGCTGAATTAACTAAAGAAATGAATCCTGTACGAAAGAAAAAGGCTAAGTAAATGGCTGAACGCCTAACACGTCCTAAGGGTTATTTGACTAAAAGTAAAACTAAAAGTCCTGATGCTGCACGTAAAGCAAAGGCTAAAGAAATCTTTACACCTAAAGGTTTAGGCAAAGAAATTCTTAATGCCGCACTAAGCGGCGCTCCAATAGGTAGGGGTGCTAAGGCTGCTGGTGGTATTGGTAAGGTTGTTAGACAAACATTAACAAGAAAAGACCCAGTAGTTACAAAAAATATGCAGGCTATTGCAAAATACAAAAAAAATATGGACAAGTCAGAAAAAGCAGAAAGCAAAGCAACTTCATTAGCATCTGCTAGAACCAGAGCAAACATTGACAAAATGGAAAAGTCTGGCAATTACAAAAAGACTGGCAATGCAAAACCTAATAAGCCAGCAGCAAAGCCACAACCTGCAAAACCAACAAGAGAACAAATTTTACGAGCAAATAGAACACGCGATTTAAAGGCTGCGAAATACAAAGGCTCACTATCTAAAGAGCCAAAGCCTTTATCTGAAACTCCTAGACTAAGTAACGAAACTAAAAAATTATTAGAAAAGTTTCAAACTCCTAAAGTTCAACCACCATCAACAAGAACAAGTATGGGCGGTATGATTGGTGAGGCACGTCCTGCAGCCGCTGGTGCTAGAAGAGAAACTAAACGTCAAGAGTATAAAAAGCGTCCCGTTACACGTACTAGAATAAATCCTAAAGAAATTAAAGAAGAACGAATTAAAAAAGCAATTGCTGCTAAACAGGCTAAAGTTAAAATTGAACCAACGGGAAAGCCATCAAAATTAACACCGCCAGCCAGACCAAAAACAAAAAAACCTTTAACAAAAAGTAATAGATCAGGCAAGTATGATAAACGTGCCGATGAACTAGATTTAAGTACAGATAAAGATATTCAAACTGTAAGAGGTAAAGAATATCCAGAAGGTTTCCCAATGAAACCAAGATTTGCTGGTAAAACAATAGAGTCTAGATCAAGTCAAAACCCCAGTGCTAGAGGAAAAGAAGTTAAACAGGTAGATGAAGCACGTAAGCGTAAAGAAGATGTACGTGAAAATAAAGAAAATGAAAAACTTGATGAGCAATTAAGGTTAGCGGGAACATCATATTTTCCAAAATCAAATCCTAACAAAAGACTTCCACGTAAAACTTTAGAAGATAGACGTGTTCAACTTAAAAAGCAAGCACGCTCAAAGCGAGCAGCATCAACAGCAGCAGAAGTTAAACGTAAAGAAGCACTTGCTAGATTAACTCCAGCACAACGTTTAAGAGTTAAAAGAATGGTAAAAGAAACTGTTGAGAATTCAAAAAAGAAATAGGGTTTAAATGCTATCTATAGAACAGGTAACGGCAAGAGTTGAATCTTTGCGTTTCCGCAATCACGAACGTGATGCGCGTAACTTAGATGTTCTTGCTGTCCGTAAAGGAAAGATTTCTCAGGTATATCCTAACTTCTTTCCAGAAGGTGTAGATGCTAACGTAGTAGCAAACTTTATTGACATTGTTGCACGTGACTTATCTGAAGTTATGGCTCCGCTTCCAGCAGTTAACTGTTCTGCAGCCAACCAAGTTTCTGATCGCGCTCGTAGTTTTGCTGATAAGCGTACTCGCATTGCATCTAACTACTTCCAGCACTCAGACCTAGCAGTACAAATGTACTCAGGTGCTGATTGGTACTTAACATATGGATTCGTCCCTTTCATTATTGAATTAGACGATGAAGCAAGATTGCCGCGTATCCGCATAGAAAATCCTATTGGGGCTTACCCAGAGTTTGATCGCTATGGACGTTGTGTGGCATTTGCTAAGAGGTATTCTTTAACTCTTGGTGAACTGGTATCTCAGTTCCCAGAGTATGATAGACAACTTCTTGGAGAAGATGGTTACAATCAAGACCTTAATGCACAAATTGAGATGGTTCGTTATTACGATAAAGACCAATCTATAATTTATGTACCACGTAGAGGCAATCTAGTTCTTTCTCAAGCGTTAAACCCACTTGGTAAGATGATGGTTGTTGTTGCACGTAAGCCATCTATTGATGGTGAAATGCGTGGACAATTTGATGATGTGCTTGGTATTCAATTACTGCGCAACCGATTTGCATTACTTGCAATGGAAGCAGCAGAAAAGTCTGTTCAAGCACCTATTGTACTTCCGCAAGATGTACAAGAACTACAACTTGGTGGAGACGCTGTTATTCGTACAGCCAATCCAGCGGGTGTGCGCCGTGTAGAACTTACTTTGCCACAAGGCGCATTTACAGAACAGAACATTCTTAATCAAGAACTACGTGTTGGTACACGTTACCCTGAATCTCGTACTGGAAATATAGATGCTTCCATTGTTACTGGTCAAGGCGTACAGGCTCTTATGGGAGCCTTTGATACACAGGTTAAATCTGCGCAAGCAATCTTTGCTGCAACACTTAGGGACATTATTAGTCTTTGCTTTAATGTAGATGAACTAATTTATCCAGAAGAAAAAACAATTCGTGGAGTAGATTCAGGTTCACCTTATGAAATTACATACAAGCCAACTAAAGACATCAAGAATGACTATTCTGCTGATGTTCGCTACGGTATGCTTGCTGGTCTTAACCCAGCGCAAGGTCTTATCTTTATGCTTCAAGCACTTGGAGGAAAACTCATCAGCCGAGATATGGCTATGAGAGAATTACCATTTACGGTTAACGTTACACAGGAATTA